ATGATTGAGTTCGACCCGCACCACCGTATCGACTTGACCGGCCCTTGGGCCGGTTTTTCTTTCCTCGGCGACCGCCTGATTACGCCCGAAGGCCGCGAGCTGGAACCGCAGGATCTGGCCTGGCTGTCGCTCACCGCCTGCCAAGCACAGGAATGGCGCCGGATGATGGCGCAGTTGCGATCGGCGCCCACCGAGAAGCCTTCCAGCACAATGGATTCCGCAGAAGTGATCGACGTGGCCACATTGATGGCACGGCGCCAACGGCGGTTGTCCAGGGTGATGGCTGGTCCTGACGCCGATCCAGTGACGGCAGTCCTGCCAGTACAGGGGCCGAGGCCTCGCCAGCGCGTGTGAAGCGTTTCCGTAGGGGCGCTGCCCCTACACCCCGGTCACTGCTCGCGGCAGCGTTGCCAGCCGCCTGCGGGCGAAGAAACCTGTTCCCATCCGTTTGAGAGCTTTCGGAAGGCTTGGCCGCCAATACAGGCGAGTCCAGAGCGCTTGGAAGCTTCGGACCCGAGCGAAGGGAGCCCGACGACGCTATCGGAGGGACCAGGGCGACCGGCGCGGCGCGCCTCATCTGAAAGCAGGCGGGCTTCGAGGTGCTCGCAGTACGTCTTTACGCCCGGGTGCGGGTGGTTCGGCCAGGCCAATTCGTGACAATTGAGCGGCGTGGTGGTCTTTGACATCGAGTTGTAAGCAGGCTTCGGGGCCGCCGGGAGAGGCTTCGGCCTGGGGCCGGTAGCCGACTGCAGCTGCGCTGCGGCGGGAAAAGCGAATGCCAGTAGTACGAAAAGGAAGCCAGCGCGGATATCCATACCCTACCCCTGTCAGGTTTGATTACTCCGACAAGGCTAGCGTCGCTTGAACGCCCGGTCCATCCACCAGGCAAACCAGTAATGCAGGTCGAAGCATCTGCTCATGCACCGACTATAGCCGCAAGCACGACCAAAATTGCCAGGTGGCCCACGTAATACACGTAGAAGGCCCGGCCTGATCGAGGAATCCGTGCCGGTAGTGCGCCCAGGACGATGACAGGCAGGGCCAACAACGCCCAACCGTTCCCGTTGTAGAGGCAGAGTAGACCCATGCAAGCCCATACCCAGATCGGCAGCACCAGGTAGAGGCGTTGGCGACGCCAGTCCCAAGAGCCCAGCAGGAAGTGCGTGCGCCTTCCATGATTCTTGAACCACGCCCAGGCCGCCAGAACGAGCCATACGCCGGGCCAAGCGTAGTCAAGGGCAACGGGAGCTACGATATATAGCAACGCAGCCAGCGCCCATTGACGGCGTTCCATGGCCCATATGCAGCCGGCCGCGGCGGCGAACGTCAGCAGTACATTGAGCGGCAACGCCTGGCCGAATGCCAGCACAGCCGCGGGAGTGGCAACCAAGCCCCAAAGTGCCAGGCGCCGAGCAGACTTCCCCGCATCGGCGCCAGGTTGCGCCAGGTTGTAAGCCATGACCAGGGCGAACACAGGAAACGCAACCCGACCCAGCTGGGACACAACTGGCACGTGACCAAGACCGAACACGGTCACGATGTGATCGCCGGTCATCAGCACCAGGGCGAGCCATTTGAGCAATTCACGCCCGCCACTGGTCATAGCCGATTCTCCCCAGGTGGCGTGGTGAGGTAAGTGCCTGACTGCGGCTGAGGTGATTCAGGGAAAGTGCCCATGGCACGGGGCTGGCGCTCAACAGCGACGCCCTGACCGCGCTGATCGATCTGATCGAGGGCACGATTGATCTGCGTCTGACCGTCCACAAGCCTGTTCTCACGCCGAGGCAAATAGGGCTCGTACTGGCCGCGCCGAGCTACGTAACGGCACGTCGGTTCGTCCAGGTCGTAACGACTACCCTGCTCTGTCACGCAATTGCAGCTGGGTTCGTCGTGTCCACCGAGGCCATTTTCGCCACCGAGCGACGACATGCAGAAAACGCGCGGCGGCTCGCTGGGGACGCTGAGCGCATCGTCGTATACGGGGGCGCTCCAGGGCTGAGATGGGACACGCGGTAGGAACTTGTCGACGTAATCCTTTAGCGGTTGTGCCGACTTTGCCGCCACCGCTCCGCCCGCCGTCGCTGACGCTCCGTCGCGCGGAGCGCTGACGCCACTGGCACCACCTGGCGCGGGAAGGTCGCCACCACTCATCCGCTTATCCATTCGCCCGAACGCGACGTACAGCATCACCACCGCAGCCACAATCAAGATCGGAAGCGCGATGTAGTACCAGGGAATTTTGCGCTCGGTGGTGTCAAGTTCGGTGGACTTGTACATGCCCATCGGTCGCTTGGGTAGCGTCTTGCGCTTGATCGTCAGGGGCGTGGCCTTCTCAGCCCGTGCCTCGAACTTGTCGAACTCGCGCAGGTGCACAAACTTCGTTCCGAAGCGGCGGCGAACATGTACGTGACGCTCAATCAGATCGTGTACGAACTGATCGCACTGCTTGTCGGGGGATTGGCTTACGAAGATGAAGTCCAAGCCCTTATGCCGGTGCTTGGCAAGCTGCTCCACGTGAAGCGGCACCTTCGCACCGGCTGGCCGCTTGGGGAGCATGCCATGCTCGTAAGCCTCATCGACCAGGGCGACAGCGCCATCAGGAAGGAAGTTCGGCCAGTCGCGGAACTGCTCCGGCGTCATCTCAAGAACGCCAGTGTTAGCGTAGTCGAACTCGCGAATGTTGCACGCGTATACGATGCGCCCCTGATCTTTGAACTCAAGCAAGCGCTCGATGGCGTGGAGCGTCTTACCGTGGCCAGGCTGGCCGGTATACCAATAGATCATGAGCCAGCTCCCAGCTGATCAGCGACAGCCTTCGGCACGATGAAGACCTTCCACGCCATGCGGACCGTCAAAGCGGAGAGGATCATTGAGAACGAAATGCCAACGCCCAGGTAGTTGAGCATCTGCATCGCAGGCCCATCCAAGCCGCCGACAAATTGCATAACGAACTCTTTAAGTTTGGGTAGCAGTGCATTGAACGTGACCGTAGTCAGTCCGAACGTTGCAAGCCCCTTGCCAATCAGGCCAGCCGCAGCGTCTTTCAGCTTGCCGACCAGCGACGTTGTTGCGTCAACGATCCAGTCAGAAACCATGCCCATCAGAAGGCCGCTCCCATAAGAATGCGAATTGCGGTATATGCGCCGAAGATCAAGATCAAGGCGCGCAAGATCGCCGCGATGCGGCAGAAGTACGGAAAATCAGCGGTACTAACAGTCTTGCCCATGATCGTGATTGCTGGAGGCTCAGGACACGTGCCGCCACCACCGAACATGTTGCTCGTATCGAGATTGCTCGTTGAAAGCCCGACACCCCACTTCTTGGCGCTGGCAACGTCGGCCGCGCCGTCACCAATAGGCGTCACGTCTCCCCTGCCCTCCAGCACGTCGGCCACACCATTGCCGTTGGCATCCCCCTGATTGCCGCCCTGACCAGGCGTGTCCTGCTTTGAGGCGAGCTTCTCCACGGCGCAGGCCGAGCGCCACTGCATGAGCAGCTGCGTGTACTCCATCGCGTTGCACTTCTCGCCAGTGCAGGTAGGCATGCCAGATTGAGAGCAATGGCCGCCACTGATGTTGTTGTTGCGCCGGGTGTTGCAGTCGATTCGCCACTGAATCCGTGCCTGACCACACATGATGGGCGACCCACTACATGACGGCGGCGATTCGCATGTGTCGCCACCGGAGAAGCTCTCGGGATCATCCGTGTCAGGCTCGCCGTCGTTGTTCTTATCTCTCTTGCAAGTCCCGTCCGGTCCGCGCACCTCACCCTTGGCGCACTGGCCATCACCAGGAATGCAGGTTCCAAGCGGGCTACGGATCATGCCAGCAGGGCACTCGTTGTCCTCCTTTTTGCAAGACCCAGCCACTAGAGCCATTCCATCCGGGCAGGGCTTCTCCTCAGCGCATGCATTTCCGACCTTAACCTTGCCTTCCGGGCACTCAGGCTCAACCGGCTGACACACGCCGAGCATCGCGTTCCAAACCATGTTCCGGCCCTGCGCAGCGCAGTCCGGCTTCCTCTCACACTGCTTGCCGTTAGGGCTGTACGTACTGGTGTCGTCAGCGTTCTGGCGATACACGACTTCACATCCGCCAACACATCGCACCGAGCCACTTGGCGGGAAGAATGGTGTTGTCTTGCTCGGTTCACTGGAGCAACCACGGGTATAGAACCACTGGCCCTGCTCCTGAGGAACGCGAGGAGTTACGGTCGTTTGAAAAACGCCGTTGAGATAGCACGCCGCACCAACCGTGTAATAACCCCTGCCTGAGCCGACCTGCTGATGAACAGGAACAGGAGACGCTGCTTGTCCGCCGACGATCCTGTCGCACTCCTTCTGTGCGCCACCCCATGAAGCTGCGCCGGACAACGCGGCCCCCTGAGTGCAATTGTCCGCATATGATGCACAGGACTGCGCATGAGCCTTCCCAAGGCCGAGCCATGCCAGGAAGGCGGCGACAAGCAAGACCGCGATGCGGCGGACGATTGCAGTGGCGAATACACGTGCCAACCAGTTCATCACACTCCCTCAAACGCGATCCAGCATGCGCCGCAGAAGGCAACGATCACGAAGTACCCCATGACACTTCTCCCTAACAAAAAGGGGGCGAGCGTTTCCGCGCACCCCCGTGAGTGGACTTGCGCCCCGATCAACCCTTGGCAGCGCGCTTGGTGAAGGCCCACACCACCAGGATGCCCAGCAGCAAGGCGATGGAACCGATCACGATTGCCATGTCTGCGTTGCCTTTGGAGACCTCGGCAGCGATGGCGGCGCCGGGCGAGGTGCTGCCCGAGGCCAGGGCTGCACCCGATGCAACCAGGGCACCGGCACCGGCGCCGATCTTGGTGAGGGTGGAGGCGCCAAAACGGCGCAGGGTGTTCATGTGCTTCATTGCGGTTTCCTCGTCATCAGTAGACCCCTATGCGCGCAGCGCGGAATACGAGGCGCGCCTTCAACCCAATCGCCCAGGACAGAACAATCGCTCCTGCAACGAGGGTCCCATCGGCCAAATCTAGGGGAGGCAGAATTGGCTGGTGGTATGGCATCCAGACCGGCACCGAACACGTGCCGTCCTGCTGCACGTTCTCAGCAGCACAACCGACCACGTAGAGAGGTGCCGGGCCGGACATGATCAGGCCGCCTTGCTAGCCGGCTGCGGCTTCGCGCCTGCCGGATCAACCAGGGTCATGCGGCGAGCGAGTTCAACGCCGAAACGGCCCGGAACCAGGTCCGTGGTGAGGTCCCACTCCTTCACCGCGCCAACCGGATAGCCCTTGTCCAGGCCATCGACTTCGACTTCGATTTGGATGCGCATGGCTTCGGTTTCGAGCGTTGCGCGCTGACTGTAGATCGGCTTCTGCATGCCCTTGCTGGTGGTCACGGTGCGGGTTTCGACGGTGGTATTGATGGTGATCTTCGGAGCGTTCATGGGTTCGATTCCTTGGTCTGTTTGATTAGCGTTGTCGTTTCGTCGTTGGCAAATTTCGGGCGGTACTGTGGGGTCAAGCTAAGTCCCCCCCCTACCCCCCCGCAGGGAGACGTGGTGGACCGCTTGTTGCCCCGTTGCGCGATGCTTGCATCAGTCCGCCCGGTGACCAGGTGTCGCCCTGGCCTGTCGGATCGCGTGTTGCTGTCGCCTGCGATCAAGGCGTCTTGCTCTGGGCGGCGCGTGTAGTCGATGGGCGGCGGGCTCCATGCCCCGAAGTTCCGCGAGAAATCGACCACACCACCTTTCGTGACGTACTTGCTTACGTAGCCGGTAATGTCTGCCTGGCTGCGCGGCGCTTCGATCCGATTACGCCCGAACTCCCGGTACCACCATTCGTGCCACTCGTAACGGCTGGCGAGACGGTTGAGGTCATCGGTAGGTGCAGCTGCAACGGCGTGGAAATGGAGGCGGCCATCGCGGTGGAACTCCTGCCCGCGTGCCCACTGAATGCCGCCGTGCCAGCGCGATGCCCACTTGGGGCCGTAGATGCTGCGGTTGAGGCAACTGACGAAGTAGCGGAACGCTTTATCAGCCGCTTCCTCGTGCATGCCGCCTGTTCGACTGGTCTTACTGAGCTTGAACGTGAGCGTCCAAAACTGTTGCCAGGGAACGCGCTGGAGTAGCTCGGCGTATCCCTGCGCTTGGTAATCAACGTGCCGCAGCTGGTGCAGCAGTTCAGCGTCGCATCCGTTGCCCGGAGGGTCTGTAGGCTGCCCCCGCACAGGTAGCACGGACTGTTGGGGAAATGACTGTTCATCGGACATTGCCCTTCCGCCGCTTGAACCAGTGACGAAGTGCCAGCCACGCCTGCTCAATCACGATGGAGAGCAATGCCACCCCCAGCCAAACGGCGATGAGCGCGGCGCACCCTGCAAGACCCATATCGAACTCCGCCAGTTCGGCGAATGAGGGAAACCTGCTCATGCGGCGCGCTCCTGCTCTTCAGCAAGTTCGGCAGCGGCGAGCAGGTTGCCGCGTTTGGTGGCTTCGATTTCCATGCGGCGAAGGTCGACGACCGCCTGGGCAACAAGCTGGCTTTCGCGTGCAGTTCGACCAGCGGAGAACGCACGCCGATCAACACACCACGTCACGAATTTGGCTAACCCCAACGACACGGCTGCTATACACCCCAGCAGCACGGCGAGAACAAGTGCGTCCATGTGCCCTACCCCTCCCCAAGCCCCAAGGGGCCCCCGGGCGGCCTTGGGGTGCCGACCGGGGGTATCGGCTACAGGCGTAGTCGATGGGGCGCACCATAACCGGCTACACCTGTAGCCGTCAACACCTGTAGTCTTCGCCCGTAGTCAACGGGTGGAGACGGTCATGGACTGGGTAGAGTTTTTCGAGAAGACGCGACAAGCAGCAGGCGTTGAGAGCTTTGCGAAGCTCGCGCCGAAGCTCGGAATTTCTGACGGCGCCATTTCTCATTACCGCACCGGGAAGCGTGTTCCACAGGTATGGGTTGTCGCGGAATGCTTGAAGATTCAAGGGCATCCGCAGCCGGAGAAAGCGGCAATCCAGATCATGAAGTCAGAGGCCCAAACCTCGCCGGAGCGACACTTCTGGAAGAGACTGGCGGCGACCGCAATGGCGGTGATGTTGGCAGTTGGGTTCGCCCTGCCCCATGACGTCCAGGCAATGCCGCAGCCAGGTAACGCCTTGCACGATATACATTATGCGAAATGAAGTATGCGCCGGTCGGCGCGGCGTGGCATTGCTTTTGTCGGTTCCTGTCAGTTTTCTTGGTTCTTGTCCTTTTGCTTAGGATCGTGCCCCTTGTTGATTCTATTGAGAATTTTGAGGCGCTGTATGACGACAATGAATCGCCCAGGGTTTTCTAGACAGTCGTCAGCCGTTTAGTGCGTACTGCTTCTCGAACTCTACCGGGGACAGCCCGTCGTTGGAACTGTGCCGCCGTTTTGGGTTGTAGAA